CCTAACGTTAATTCTACTACTTCGGAAGTTCCGCCGTTAGGTCCTTCGCTTCCGTTAACCTTTCCCGTGTTATCGTAAAGAAACGTCCTTAGTTCCCCTATTGAAAATAAAGAACCGTCGGGCTTAAATAGTTCTTCTAATCTATAACGTTCCTTATTTGAAAAGCTATTGTTATCGTCATTATTTACACCGTCCAAAAACAATTCCGCCTTAGCTTCGTTAATTCTCGGTCTAATATCTTTTAAAGGCGCTTCTAAAGCGAATTCCCCGTTTTCCTTAATACCAATAAGGAAGTTACCCCTTACTTCTAAAGTTACATTCATAATTATAATTTTATATCTTCCCTAATTGATTTAATACTATGGTTGGGGTCCAGCTTATCTAAAAACGCATCCAGCGCCTTACCCATTCCGCTAAGGTTTCCCATTTGCTTATTTTCCCCTAAGTTATCCGAAATGGTTTCAAACCAGTTACCGAAGTTATGAGAATAATCTTTTTTAATTAAAGTAGCATTTAACAACGGACCGCAATAAACATTACCGCTTATATCCCTAGTAATAGCCACGTTAAAAAGATATTTCCTAAAACCACGCCACAATAATAAAGCGTGTAAAAATCCTATAGGGTAAAGCCCTAAAGAAGCTATAGTAGAAACTGTCATTAAAATAAACATTACATACAGTCGCTTATCAAACAAATAAACAACCGACAGGACCAAGCCCACCACTACCGTAAGAACTACGGTTACCAAAAACCAAGCTAAAGCCAATGCACTAAACACCAGCTTTAACAATCCTTCCCAAATTCTTTGCGCTAAACTCATATCTATTGTTCTATTATTTGTAAATCCTCCTTAGTTAGACCTAAATATTTATTACTTGTTTTTTCAGAATCTATTATTTCAATAGCAACCTTTAACATTAATATTTCATTTAAATCAAACAATCCTAAATTCGGGTTATCCTTTATTAATTGCGTAGTTAAGCTATTAACCTTTTCCCTCGAATAGTTATCTGAAAAGCTTTTAATAGGGTGGTACTTTTCGTCTTTTTTAGCAAAAACAGTTAGTTGTACTAACATATTTTCTTGTGAACTAATTTGCCTTATAGCTACGTCAGATATAAATATCTCTGTCTCCGCATCTTCAAAGCTTAATAATACTCGTTTTTTACTTTCAATTAATTTCATTTTTATCTAATTATGGGTTAATAAATCCTATTGTTCCGTTTGAAATATTTCTATAAATATATGTGTTTCCTGTCACACAACCGTTTGCTATAGTTAAATCTGCTGTAGCATCCGAAGCGTTTGTGTAAGATGGTATAGAGGTGTTAGCTATTATAAACGCTAAATCCTTAGCATTTCCAAATCCTGAACCCTCACCTAAAGCTAAAACATTATTTCCTGAGTTTTGTCGCCCCGCATTATACCCAAAAAACGAGCAATTATTTCCTGAGTTTTGAAAAGAAGAAAAACTTCCTATAGAATTAGCCCTAACACCTGAATTAAACCTACCAGCTTGCTCCCCAACAAAAGAACTTCCACCCCCTGAGTTGTTTTCACCTGACAAATAACCCGCTCCAAAAACTCCTGAGCCTACATTGTTTCTCAAAGACCCTAATCCCATGGAGGTATTGTTAGTACCCGAACTATCCCTACCACTAAAAGAACCCACAAAAGTACAGTTAGCTCCTAAGTTTCCATTTCCCGCAAAATGACCAATAGCAGTAAAAAAACTTGCGTTTGTTATTCCCCCCGCTTGATTCCCTATTAAGGTCGAATTACTTAATATATTACCTCCTTCTATTGAACTCCCTATAATTACATTATTACTTGAACTTCTTAAGTTTCTTGCTGAATCATAACCAAGAAATATATTGTTCTGACCACCCGAAAGATCCCCCCCCGCGTTTTCTCCTATTGCTACATTTCTATCGTTATTGTTCCCTCCATCCGTTCCCGTTCCGTTCAAAGTGAAGTTACCAATTGCAACATTATCGTCACCTATTCCATCGCCACCACCTAGACCAATAACAAAATTTCTTAACCCTCTAGTTTCGTTGCCATCGGGTACAGGAGCGCCAAAATACATTCCGCCGTCTTGTATATCCACATCCCCTAAATCATTAAGAACCTTAGCACCTACCAAATCATCTGTAGGACTTAATGTTACATCCCCACTTCCTTCATCTACAACCGTAAAGCCATTAATGCCTATTCCCGTTACATTCTCTATCACTTCACCCCCTACTAAATCCGAAACAGCTAAAGAGCTTCCGCCGTTTCCACCATTTCCACCTTGATTCGGATCTAAAGAAGTATCCCCTTGCACAACTAAAGGCTTATAGCATATAGACAAAAGCACTAACATAGCTTGCGCTTGACTTTCGGCTATAGTTTCATCTACTGTGAAACTTAAGTCGGTATATTCTACACTTTGGAATATGGCTTGCGTAGAATCAAAAACATTAAATAATCCTATACTTTTCGAACCCTGTTTTAAAGGTTGGTAAATTCTTGCAAACGGAATTCCGTCTACAGAAAAGTATTCTTCGTCTAATAATACTATATTTCTCATTTTTTAAAATCGTTTTTTTTACGCTTCTGCGCCGTTTTCTTCTTCTACTTCCGTATGTAGTTTTCCGTACTTCGTTTCGTAAGCTTTAACTATTAATTCCAAGTTATTATTTACTTGTAGTAAATCTATAATTTGCACTTTCATATCTTCCACTAATTGCTTTTCAATTTCCCTAACTGTTTTTAGGTTATCGAGTTCGGAAGACTGGTTAGAAATCTTCTTAGTTTTTCTTCCAGTAAAGAAAGCAACAACGCCCCCGACTGCTAAAGATATTGTTTCCCAATTTTCGATTAAATAATTTACTAACTTCATAACGTGCTTATAATTTAATGCTTACCCCAAAAGTAACATTTTTTTTCGTATCATACCCAACACTATAAGCACGCTTCCCAGTATTTAACGTAGCCGAAGCACCTAGCGCACTAAAATTTCTTAAACCGTCCGAAGTCCTTATAAAAGTCCCTAAATAAATTTTAGGTCTATTTTTCTTAACTGAAAAAGGCACTATCCTTTCTTTAATTTTAAAGTTAATTTCCTGTCTATCTAAGGTCCCAGTTACAAAACTTTTTACCTCTATTCTTACTAAAGAATCTTCTACCGTATCTAAATATTCCCGCCTAGAAACCGCGCTTTTTATAGCCTTATCTTTATCTTCTGCGCTAACTATCTTACTATAAGCTGAATCGTTTAATACTGGCTTTCTAGCGACTATTTTAACTACTGTTTTAGTCCTATCTTTATACACAGTATCATACTTTATAACCTCACTAGGAACCTCTATTAAAACTTTCTTTTCAACCTCCTTTAATACTACTTCTTTTTGTTCATTTCTGAACAAATAAAAATGCGCTAATACCGAAGATATTAACGCAATAATTAATAATATATTTTTGTTCAATTTTGCACCTTTAAAATTTACCATTTTTCTACTTTTAAACTGTTAAAACTTCCTTCTTTTCCATCTTCCCTTTCTACGAAACTAAATGTTTCTTTTTGCTCCCTTAAGTAACATAATACTTCTTCCCACTTGAAATAAGCGTCGTTTTGCGCTTGTTTTGATATACTTTTAAGGGTGTTTACATCTACTGGGGTGGTATCGTTGTGATTCTTAGTACCAGCGCCGAAAGCGGTTATATTCACATTAATAGTAGCTATATACCTAGCATATACTAAATCAGCTAAAACCGCATTAAGCCCAAAATGGTATCTATCTAAACCTTCCGAATTAAAATTAGCCCCTTCCATTAAAGGCTTAAAAGCTTCCACTTCGTAATTTTTCAATACTACGTAGTAGAAATTCCCTAAAAGCTTCTTAAAATCGTTTATTTGGGCTAATCTTATACATTCGTTTATTTTCCTAACATCTACCTTCTTAGATATATCCCTTAATTCCGCAAATACTAAAGCCGTAATTATATTCTTATCCATAACTATAAATCGTTTTCCTGTGTTTCTTCTAACTTTTTAGGCTCCCCTATCATAGCTTCCGCCTGTTCCTTATTGAAACCGAAAATATTAACTATCATTTCTATACCAGCGCTTTTCGTAGTGGTTCCATTTCCTACACTTTGCTGTATAGCTAATAAAGAAGTTACACCACCTACGGACCCTCTAAGGTTCGCCTGTGCTTTTTCGTTTACATTTTCTTCTTCCGTTTCCAATTCCATTTCTTCTTCGTATGGATTAATAACAGATAAAAGGCTAAGACCCTGTAGTTTTCTAATCTTATTTAAAGCTTCTACTATTTCGTCCCTATCTTCTTCCTTATCGTTGTAAACTTGCTTCTTAGCTTCCAAAAGCATAGCGCCCGAATTACCAAAAACCCCGCTATCATCTTGAACTAACAATATTTTAGGAACACCTAAAGACCTACATATATTCGCTTCCGACTTCTTTTCGCTGTACTCGAAAATTTTATCGTCTATCTTTTCCGTTAAATTACCCATAAACACCGACTTAGATAAGTCTTCGCTGGCTACTTGTGCTTCTACCGCTATTATTCTATTAGTATTTTCTACACCCCTAACGCCGTCTATAGTTTCCTTAAAGTTTCTTTTTTCTTCCTTATCTGAAAACTTAGGCAATACCATTAATTTAGTATTTACGAACCCAGTAGAAAAACCCGAAGACCTAAACTTCGTAGCCTGTACTTCGTTATAAGCATCTTCTATGGCTGGTTCTAAATCAGTCATTCCGTAGTGCTCTATTTCATCTTTACATAAATGCAAAATTTGACCGTTATACTTATCTATACCGCCAGCGTGTTCTATTTGCTTTCTAATCACCTCCTTATTAGGGTTAAACCTATCAACCAAAATAAACTTATCAGAAGAAATTTTTTTGCTTTTCTTTTTATCCCAGTTATCGTAAACCACAAATTTACCTACATATCCTTTGTCGTCGTCCTTTCCCAACCTAGAATCTTTTACCTTAACTACTTTATAGCTGGAAGGCTCGTAGTTCAAATCGTAAGATATATGCAAATAAGCGTTATTATGCTTAGCATATTGCTTGCACAATATTCTATAAACCTTATTTACAGTATCTACCGTATTAGCTTTTTCGCTACCGAAAACGTCGCCGAACCCCCCGCCGTAAATTGCTTTAGATAAAATATTAAAGCAAGCTTTAGTAGTTGGACTTTTAGACGCTAAGGCATTAACCAAAGACGGGAAGGCGTTATCCTTCCCGAAATTGAACACTTCTGTTCTATTGTCTTTCTTTATTTCTAATAATTCAGACGCTAGACTGTTATATAGTATTTTCATTTTCTAAAATCTTGTCTACAAAATTTTTAATTGAAGTAGCCTTAACTTCGGGGTAAGCTTTTCTTAAATCAGCTAAAGACATCTTTAATAACTCCGCTTTCTTTTTTTCCTTACACTTTTCGCAAGGCTCTTTCCCTTCTGTTTCTTCACAGCATTTTTTTTCTTCCCCTACCGCTGGGTCCGTTGCTTCTTTTTTTTCTATTGCTGTGTCTACTGGCGGGTCTAATGAATTTACCTTTAATGTTTCAGCATCTACCACCTTAATATCTTTAACACCCTCCACTATCAATTCTTCCCAGTTTTTAGGGAAAACATCAAAAAGCCTAATCCTTTCGGGATTCTGCGCCAAGAAAGCCAAAGCTTTTTCGTTAGACATTGTAGCGTTTGAAATTGTAAATTTATCGCCTTTCTTAATTTTGTACTGTGCGTTATGCGCTTTGAATCTAAAATCTGTCATTTTTAAAGTATTTTTTAATATAATTAGCATTTGTGAAACATCCGAAGGACAATACAAACAAACTACCCTACCAGTTTTTTCTTTATAAAAAGAAGCCAGCTTCTTAAGATTATTTCTTATATCCCTTTTAGTTCCGTTTAAAATTTTTTTTAATTCTTCTTCCATAAACTAAATTTATATAAGGACCGTATCTTATACGGTCCCTATTAAATTAAAATTTAAGCTTCTACGAAAAGACTTTCGAAAGTCGCCAAAGTTACTGCGTAATCGTCGCCTTCTAAGAAAACGTTATACGGGTACTGTTCGGGCGTATCTTCTTCGGTTGAAATAGTAAAAGGCGCACTACCAGCATTTTCTTTAGAGTTAATTAAGAATTCGCTAAGCGTCATTCCATTTTGAAACCCTAAAACCTTAAACGCGTCTTTACCATCCACACCCTTAAATTTACTTTCATAAACTATAACAAAGTTTCCGTTTTTTAATTCGTGCGCTCTATTTGCATTTTCAGCACTTGAATTAGGAAGCCTACAAAGGAAGCTATGTATAAAACCATCTATGTTTTCCGCATTAGGCGCATAGGTGTTATTATCATTTCCTAACTTCTTATACCACTTTAACAGCCTACCAGTTTTTCCAGCCTTAAGCTGTAGGTTAGTTACTAAAGAACGGTTAGAAGTTGTAGCGCTTCGGTCTATATCGTCGTAATTAATAATTACGGCACGACTTCCAGCAATCCCAGCAACAGGGGATTCATCACACGAAAATACTATATCATCCTGTAATTCGTCAATACAATCTATCATTTTTTTTGTATTAGTGGGACCAGCTTTTAACTGGTCCCGTTAATAATTATTTTTTTTTGCCTTACGCCCCTACAGTAAATTCTACTATTTCTTCTGCGTTGTCGATAGTTACACCCGACTTCGCTTTAGTTCTAAAGAATAACTTATCGTCTTTCTTTTCGTACCAAATATCCATAATAGATTCTTCGCCGTCCATATCCATACCTACTATAAAGTTAGTAGAAACAGAAGCGAACATACGCTGTGTTCCATCTAAACCATAGATACGCATTAAGATACCGCGACCACCTCCGATTCTATAAACTCCGTTATCGTGTTCGGGCTTATAGTGGTATAAGTTATCTTCTTTTTCTTTAGCGATATACTTATCGAAAGTATCATCACCTACTAAAATTACGAAATCTTCGCTTCGCTTAACATCCGTAGGCGCTTCTGTACGCATATCGTCTACTAAACCTTTAACGTTAGCCTTTGTAATTTCTGTAGCGTTAGAAGTATTACCTTCTATTACGCCCGCTTCTGCGTCGATTTTCTTAATAAAACCGTCAAACAAAACATAAGCCCCCGTCGCTGGGTCCCCGTCTACATCCCCTTGCCAGTAAGTGTTTTCTAGCGTCTTCTGAATAGAAGCCACTTTAACATCTACTATTTTTTCTTCCCAACTTTTAGGAATTCCTGTAGCATTTGAACCAGGCGCTAAAACCGTGTTAGGCATTTTCTTTTCTAGGTCCCCAATACAAAATCCTTCGTAATAAGTCCATTCGCACACTTCTAATTCCACTTCGTCTACTTCCGTAGTTCCTTGTGGCTCTTTACAAGTACCCTTCTGCAATTCAGCTACACCGCCGATTCTAGGCACTCTAGTTTTTCCTTTTACGCCAGTCATAAAACGGGCGAATCTTCCAGTATCGGACCCGCTAAATAGCGTAGCCGTTAAAACATCCGAAGAAGTTTCTACATAGTCCGAAAATTTTGTTAAATCAAAACTCATTTTTTTACTCTTTTTTTTACTTATTAATAATTATTTAAACTAAACTACTTTCGGCACTATGCTTTTGTAGTTAATTTTTCAACTAAAGTTTTATTCTTCTTTGCTTTTCCTTTTTCCTCCTGTAGCGCCACAAATTCAGGGCTTGAAATCTGCCCTTTAAGCGTTGTAATTTCAGCTAATAAAGTAGCCTTATCTTTATCGCTTTGCTTTTTAAGTTGTGAAGCCATAATCTTAAAACCTTCGGCTAACTGTTCGCTTACACTAGCTTCTACTTCTTCCGCTGGCGCTGGGTCTGTGCTTTCTGCTGGTTCCACTACAGCTTCTTTAATTTTTACAATAACGCCCGAAGCGTCCGTAACAATTCTTCTGCCATCGTTTAACATATATTCCCCCGCCCCTACTGGGTAAGTTTCCGTTTCGTATTCATACTCTACTACATCGCCTTCCGCAAATGAAGTATTTACTACTTCCGTACTCCACGACATAATTTCCCTAACTTCTGTAGCTTGCGCGTCTACGTCGTCTGCTGGCGCGTCGTCTGCTGGCGCTTCTTCTTCGGGTATAATTTCACTTATAGCCCCATCCACAAAAACTACGCTCGCGTTTTCTAACTGTGGCATAATATAAGTTCCGTCGGGCACTGCCGTTTCGCCTATATATCCTTTATCGCCTACGGCTGGCGTAGCCCCTTCTTCTAAGTCTTTAAAGTTGATAGTTTCGCCATTACTATCTTGTAATTCTAAAGCGTTAACTTCATCCCCAAAAACGGAAGAAATAGCGCCCATAATTAAAGAACTTAATTTTTTGTTTTTACCACTCATTTCGATAATTTTTTTATCATTAATTAATAATTCACTTGTACTTACTGCTAAAATTTCTTCTTTTATTCCCGTAGCAAAACCTAAGCTTTTAGCCCTTTCGCCACTTAAATACGTTTCATCTTCTAACAAAGACTTAACCGTATCTACATCTATGTCTATTTTTTCAGAATAAAATGTAGCGAAATCTTCTTCTAAATCCTTAAGCTTATCCGCTACCGCTTGTATTTTTTCGCTGGTCCCTTGAACTTTAGCCCAAGCAAAATGCACCATTAAAGCCTTATCTACATCTTCTACTATCCTTTCTTCCCCTACTAAGAATATTTTAGAAGCTATAGAATACGCCTTAGTAGCATACGTATTTACTTGAACTGGCAAACCGTCTAAAAAATCATATATAGCATTTCCCACCTCAACACTACCGCCTATACTATTTATATTTACATCTACTAATTCGGGGTCTTCTACAGCTTTATACTGGGCTATTACATCCGTTAAAACCGTATCTTCGCCTATTTTACCCGAAATAAATATTTTCGCCTTATTCATATACTAAAATCAATTTGATACACAAATATATATAAAATAAAACTTTTTTTATTTTTTTCTTCTTTTTACTTGCTTATTTGTTTTACTTTGTTTTACTTTGTTTTACTTTAAAAGAATAACCATTAAAACTATATTATGTTTAACGAAGAAGAATTTTTAAAAAAAATCAAAACTACCGACCTTAAAAGTATGTTTAACTTTACCATACTGGAAGACGGCGAAACAGGATTAGAAGCTACACACTTCGAAGTAATACCTAACGTATTCTTAGAATTTAGCGTACTATACCTATCTAGTAGAACCTACTTTAGACCAGCCACAAGACTACAACCCGAAGAAGATTCTTACGAATTCACTATATTAACAATAGACTACGATAGCGTTTTAATCTACGAAAAACTAGAAGGCGTTTCTTTAGTTTCCGAATGTGAAGACCACATCTACGACGAAGTAAAAAATTTAATCGAAAACCAATTATAAAATGAAAAACCAATTAAAAACATTTAAAAGCCTTCCCGAATTTCTAAGCATGGAAGACGTAGAAAAAATTAAACTATCCGAACTAAAGGCTATAGGACACGCTTACCATAATGCCTTCGGAAGAATTCTTAAACCTAAAAACTTTAAACATATAACTATTCAGTTTAAACACGGCGAAAGTTTAAAATACAACGTACTATATAATAATAAACTTATAGGCGTTATCCGTTACGAAATAATCGGTAACAAAATAATTTTACAAACCATTAAAAAAAAATCAAATGCCTAAAGTAATTTTTAACTTCAAAATTGATAAAACAGAAAAGAAAACCTATGTAGAACTGTGCGAAGAAAACGGCTTAAGCCACGCGCAAGAACTTAGGAACTTCGTAAAAAGTAGAATTAAAAAATTATCTAATGAAAAATAGAGCGCAAAGAAAATTAGCCGAAATACAAAAGTTTGATGAATGGCTAAGAAACAAAGTTAAAAACGTACATACATCTAACGACGCTATTATGTACGAAGCTTATTGTAGAATAGAACCTAAATAAAAATTATGACATCAAAATTAACAATTTACTTTAACGAAATAGAAGCATCTATTTCTAAATCTTGCGACGTTGAAAAATTAGCGCCAAAAGGCTACACCTTAGAAGAATTTCATTGTAATTCTTTAGGTATTATAGAACAATTTACAGCCGTTTTTAAAAACGAAAACTACAAGCCAAATGAAACCACCTAAACAAATTATAGACTGCCACAACTGTAAAGAACCTTTTAAAAGATTTAGCACTACACAAAAATATTGTAGTCCCAAATGTAAAATAGAAGCTGGCGCAGTTACCAAAATAAAACCACGAAGCGAAAAACGCGCTAAGGAAGAAAGTATATACATTCAGCTAAGAAAAGCTTTTCTAAATAAAGAAGAAAATAGATTCTGCCCCGTTATGCTTCACTTAAAAAAAGGACTACACAGGACCACAGAAGTACACCATACAAAAGGAAGGATAGCAAATCTTTTGCTAGATACTAAATACTGGTTAGCACTAAGCCACGAAGGTCATAAATGGGTACACGACAACCCTTCTAAATCTTATGAATTAGGATTCTTAATTAGTTCCAGTTCTAAAACCTTATAAAATATGGAAGCAGAATTAAGCATAACTTTTATATCTAGTCATTACGGAAAAACCCCACAGCAACAGGCGGACTTATACAAGCCTAACGGATTTATTTTAACTACTATGTTTCAAGATAGCAGAAACCCTCAAAAGTTTAAAGCTATTTATAAGTGTGCTACCTACAGCCCTTCTAAACAATTTTTACTAAACCAAAATTAATACAATGAAAAAATTACATTTAAACCTACACCGTATTTGGTTCGAAAAAATCCAAATAGGACAAAAAACAGAAGAATATAGGGAAATATCTCCTTATTGGTGCAATATTCTTTTAGAGTTTACAGACAAAAAAATAAAAGGTCTACAAGCTTTTAAAGCCCTTTTTTCAATATTTGAAGACGAATCTTCCGAAGCAATAATAGATATGCTTAAAAAAGGAATTATTCGACAAAAATCTTACCATCGCGTTATATTTTCTAATGGGTACAAAAAAGATCGCCCGCAATTTGAATGTGAATTTAAAAGCCTATCGCTTAACTATGGCTTACCTAACTGGGGTGCTGAAATAGGAAAACTTTACTTTGTAATCTTTATAGAAAAAATATGACTTGTACAATAAACACAGACGCTTCTTTTCATCCCGAATACAAAGTAGGCGCTTACGCTTTTTGGTCCGTATCTAGTTCGTTTAAGATTCAAAAGGCGGGTTTCCTTAGAACACTTTGTAAAAGCCCCGACGAAGCAGAATTAAAATGTTTACTTAACGCTATCCAGCACACACTTAAGCACGATAATAGTATTAAAAAAATATATATTAATACAGATTCCAAAAACTCTATAGCTATACTAACAAACGACAGGGACCATATAAATAAATACGGTTTGCATTGGGGTAAAGAATATAGAAAGCTTTTTTCTAAATACATTTCCCAGTATGAAAACAAGGTCCCAGTTAAGTACAGAAAAAAAATAGAATTAGACTTTAGGCACGTAAAAGCGCATACTGGAATAAATGATAAAAGAAGCTACGTTAACGAATGGTGCGATAAAAACGCAAAGTTTTTTCTTTGGCGAAGAATACACCAGCTTAAACTTGTAAGCAATGGTTAAAGCGCCTATTAAAGTTCTTTGCGATAAATGCAGAAGCGGACAATTTTTAGACCCCAATAAGCCCCGACCTAAAGGGGCTTACTTCGAAACGTGTAACAACTGTAAAGAAAAAATACTATTTATAGTTAATGATAAAACCTACACTTAATCGAACACTTATTAAATTATTTTTTTATATCATTCTTTTTGTTCAATTTTGAACAAATATTATTAAAATCTTTAAATAAAAAAAACTATGTCTTATTTATCACAAAAAGAAATCGACAACACTTTAGAAACCTTCTTACCAAAAAACGTACTTAAGGAAATATCTAAAAAAACCCCTACTAAGTTTATAAAAACTAAGGAAGACGGCGCAGAAAAATATAAGTACGTAGAAGGAATAAAAGTTAAGCAAACACTTAACAAGCTTTTTTCTTATGGCTGGAAGTTTAAAGTACTTAACGAATTCCAAACAGCTACGGAAGTTATAGTACGCGGTAAGCTTTCCATTCTAGGAACTAACGGAATTTGGCTACATAGGGAGCAATACGGAAGCAAAGAAAGCACAGGAAAACCTTACACCCAAAACGGAAGGACCAACTACCACCACAACAACTTAGGAAGCGCTTACAAGTCCGCTTCTACCGACTGTCTAAAAAAGTGTGCTTCCGAATACGGTTTATTTTGGGACGTTTACAGGGACCAAAAAGAAGCCAAAACTAAAACCCCTTTACTTTCTACCGAAGAAATGGAACACGGCGAAAAGGCTATTAACGAAAAGCTTAACCACTTCTTAAGCCAAGCTAAAAACGTTTCCGAATTACTTTCTACATTCGAAGACTTCAAAGAAGGCGCGGAACCTACACCAATCAACTACGAATCTTTAATAAAACACGTAGGTAGATTTAAGTAGTTTATCGAACACCTAGCAAATTATTTTTTTATATCATTCTTTTTGTTCAATTTTGAACAAATATTACAATTTTGAACAAATATTAAAATCTATATTATGAAATTAGACGAACAAATATTAATCCTTACCGAAGAAGTTTCGAATTCCGAATGGGCTATAAACTACCACGAAAGGAAGTTAGAAGAATCTTACGCCGAAAAAAATAACTGGGCTATATCTTACCATTCCCGCAAACTAAATACGGCTAGGGTATTATTTACCGCATTATCAAACGAAATCAATAACTTAAATAAACAATAGTATGAAAACTTTTAAAACACCAGTATCAAAAATTATTTTTAGCGCTTCCCAAATAGGTAAGCTTATGGCTGGAATAACCAAAACAGAATTAACCGATATTCAAAAAGCCAAAGTAATAACCTTAGAAGCTAAAAAGAAAACCAAAGGCTTAACAGATAAGCAAAGCGAAGAATTAGATAAGTACTACAAAAAGCTAAATGCTAAACCCGAACTTTCGCAAGGTGGTAAAACCTACGTTAAGACCGTATGGCTTAAGAACGAAAAAGGATTCTACGAAGATATACAAACCAAATACACCCGAAAAGGAAACCAAGCCGAAGACGATTCTATAAAGCTTATTTCTTTAGTAGATAATGTTATGTATAGTAAGAATACCGAACGTATCACTAAAGGACATCTTACGGGCGAATGTGACATAAATAAGTTTCATAAGCCTATACAAAAAAGAATAGTAGACGACGCTAAATCTAGCTTTACGCCTTTAACTTTTATGAATTCAGATTTTAGCACACTTTACGAATGGCAAGGGCGTGCCTATATGCACCTATACGAAGCCGACATATTCCGCTTAAGATACTGCTTAGTAGACTGCCCGCCCGAAGTTTTAATAGACGAACTTAAAAAATATTGCTGGCTACATAATATTTTCATACAGGAAGACGGCAACTACTTAGAACAGGACCAGCCAAAAATAGACCAGTTCTACGCTAATTATATCTATTCTAACAACCCCGACTATACTTTAGAAGAAAGGATTAAAACCTACGCTATAGAAAGGGACTTAGACAAAGAAAAACAAATGCTGGAAGCTATAGAATTAGCTGTAGAATTCTACCAAACCATAACCCTAAATATGAAATAATGAATAACGCCTATACTTGTTGTAAAATTATCCGCGAAATTGTAGAAGATAGTAACCCAGTACTTAAGGACCTATCCGAAAGAGGACGCGAAAACAGAAAACCCGAAATACGTTTTATGTATTTTTATTTCTGTAGGAAATATATACCTAGCGCTTCGCTGGCTACCATAGGTTCGGTAGCTGGCGACTACGACCACGCCACCGTACTACACGGAGTTAAGCAAATGGAAAACTTTTTAGAATACAACGGCTTACACTATGTAGAATATTTCGAGCAAATGGAAAAGATAATCCAGCATTTAGATTTTTCTTCCGATTTAAAACCGCTTAGGCAGTTCCAAAGCAAAGGCGAAATAATAGACCGATATTTAAGACTAACCACCAAATACCGCACTACTATTTCTAGCCTAGTTATAAAGCTTTCAGCTAGTAGAAAAAAGAACCATCTACATGAAGAAATTATAAAGAAGCTTAATTCTAAAATAGAAGAAAATAATTCGGAAATATCCTTACTAAAAAACTCTATTTACAATTTAGAAAATAATTACTAACTTTGTTCAAAATTAAACAAAATAAAATGTCTTATAGAAAGCCAGCAACCGAAGAACAAATAGAAGCCACCACTAAGGTTTACGAATTAAGAATGGATATTAAAGGGAATGACAACCACCTAGCTAAAAAGCTACACATATCTAAGAACACCCTTTACACTAGATTAAAAATTCAAAACTGGACCGCCTTAGAAATGGCTTTTATAAAAACCCTAAAACTAAAAGCAAATGAAAAAGCCTAGCAAACCACAAAGCCAAATAGAAGAAGTTTTATACTATCTAATTACTAGAATATGTATAGACCGTAGGCAAATGATGCAAGCCTGTAGCGTTCTTAATTTACCCGCGCAAATTAGCTTCCTTAGAAATAAATATAACGTTTCTATAAAAAGTGAAAAAGTTAGCGTTTTAAATAAGTTCGGTAGAGTTGTGGAATACACGGAATATAAATTAATCGATAAGCTAATAGCTTCCGAACAGTACAAAACTTTACAAACTAATAATATTCACTATGCAAACCTTAGCGAAAACTTACGTAGTAAAAAGTAAAAAAACAAAAGACGTTTATATATTCAAATACGACTTAGACGGCTTCTTACTTAACTGGGAAATTTCAAACGGAAGACTAGACGAAAACAAAGTAAAGTACCTTCTTTTAGGAAATAGATTCCCTCACGACGAAAACAAAATGCTTCTTTTTAAAAAGCACTTAAAAGATAAATTCGAAGTAGAATTTAAAGAAGTAGAAATAACTTTTAATTTATTCTATGAAATATTTAACCATAAGACTACTAAGAAGCAGTCGCAAACCTACTGGCTTAAAAATATGAATGAAGCCAAAAGGATATTAGCCGTAAAAACAATTCCTAAGTATTTACGTTACCTACAGTATAATACGTGGTGCAAACAAATGGACCCTTTACGCTGGCTTAGAAACGAAAGGTATTTAGACGAATGGAAAGTAAGTTAGTATGTTTTATCTAAACGAAAAAAATAAAAAAGCGGTATTAGACTGCTATATAAAATTTACAGAACTAGGCTTTTTACCAGCTTCCTATCATATATTTTATAATACGCTTTGTTACTATGGCGCTATAAAAAATACTAAATCGGAAGTTAAATTAGCCTACGCCTACGCACAGGAAAAACTTATAGCAAAAGCAAAAGGAACAGCTAAACCTTATATTTACAACGGCAAAAGTAATCTAATGGTTATCTTTAACGCCAAAACTTTATTACTTGAAGACTATTTTAAAAAGATAGATTCAGAAAACAAAAACTTAGAAACCATTTTAAATGATTTAAAAAAATGAAACAATTTTTTATTACACTGTATTTTATATCCTTAGTTTCCATATTCGCTAATGCTGTAGGGCTTATGGAATTTCACTTATTTTATTCCGCCTGTATTGTATTAATTCCAATCACAATAATATACTTGTATATGCTTATTAGCATAACTCTTTTAGGGCTTTGGCAATTAATCAAAAAAACAGCTTCTAAGCTTGCTTCCCGATAAGAAGTATATTTTAGACCTAACAACTAAGAAACCTCCTAATTTGTATTCCTATTCGTTTATGGATAGCATTTTTTTAGTTGGTCCCGAACCCTACACGAATAAATCTTTTAAAGAATTCGTTTCTAAAAATAATTTTAGACTTATTAAACTGCATTATAAATGCATAACTATTGAATTTAATACAAAACTATGAACGATTTAATTATTAAAAAGTTTGTTATAGGAAACACCTTTAACGTAACTACAGCAAAAGAAATAGACAAAGGCGGAATTTTTGACTTTGTAGAAAATACTGGTAAGTACAATACACTACCACACGAAGACCTTATAGAAAAAGCTAATTCAATATTAAGCTTCTACCTTGCTTTAAATTCCGATACCAAAAGAATAGGCATTAAAAAACAGCACTTGCACAAATACGAAAATTCCATATTAGCAAAAAGGATTCTTAAAACTTGGTCCGAAGACTTTGTAGACGAAGACACAGGCGAAACCGTAAGCATTGAACGCAACGAAATAATTTTAGACGCTGGCGAAGTAATTAAAAAAGAAGACATATTAGAAATTATGGAAACCAGTACCCAAGAAAAATTCTTTATACTGGATAGTTTCGAAAGCTTTGTAAACTTCGATAGTTCTATGTACGACTTTAAATCTATTTCAATTAACTACGAAAAGGATTATAGCGACATTAAAAATATTTCTGTATGCTACACCAGCAAAAACAAAATGCATTTACTTACGGAAGGAAAACCCGAATTTAAAACCCCTAAAATTTTCCTTAACTCTAATTATGCTTCCGTATTTCACAACCAAGTACAGCAAAATTTTAAGGACCTAATAAACTCTTTTAACTCGGAAGTGTTCGAATACCTAAAAGGAAAAAACTCACTACCCGAACAAACTAAACTTTTTTAATATGGAAAAATTAATGTTTATCTACAAAATTATTCGAAACCTTAAGAAAAAGATTAAAAAAATTAAATTCGAAAATAAAGTACTAGAGCAATCAAATACAGATTGTGCTTTAACTATAGCTAACTTACATCTAATTATAGCTAAGAAAAACTTAAAAATTTCCGAAAGCATCAATAAAGACCTTTACGAAAATAGGACGAGCGAAATATTAAACCACCTAATACAAAAAGTTGACGCTGGAAACCCTCTTACAGAATTCGAAGAAGAATTATTAGACTGGGTTTTTTGGATTGATAACGGGATAAATAAACCATTTTAAATAAATAATTATGTCAAGAAAGAAAAACAAAAAGAAAAACAAAAACGGAGTAGAAGCTTCTGTTTCCCTACAAATGGGTGTAGGTATAGGATTAAACCACATAATACATACATTATGTGAATCAACAGAAAAATACCTAAATACACATTCTTTAAAAAAATGCGTAGCTACTGATACCTTTGGAACTGTAGAAATAAACGGCTTAACCTATGAAGTTCAAATAAAACTAGAACCTAGAAAAAATAAAATATTAGGACCGCTGGAAGAATTCGAATTCAAAACACTTTAATAATAAAAAAAGCCCTGTAAATTAATACGGGGCTTTTTCTTCATCAAAACTAAAAAAAACTAAACAAACTAAATCCTAATCCCTAAATTTAATCGCTTTACTATTGTGTCTTTTTGTACCTTATTAACCTTCTGTTTATGTATTCGCCTATTAGGTAAGGTTATAATAGCTTCTCTCCCCCTATCTTTTACGACTACCATATAAACATTATTAATTAAATGCACCCCAGTAGTAGCCCTTTTATTCAAAATAACCACCTCTAATGAGTTTAAATCTACAGTAGACAGTAATTCGAATCTATCTTGTTTTAAATCCAATACACCCACCTCTAAAGAAGTTTCTGTAATGCTAAACGAAATAACGTCTTTACAATTTTCTACTTTGTCTTCCACGCTGACGGGTTTCACATTGGAAGCCGATAACTGAAAAAAGCCAATTACACCAAAAATAAGCGCAATCTTAAATAATCTTTTCATAATACTTGTTTTAAATTAATTAATTTTCTATTAGACCCACAATATACAAACTTTTTACAAATCTGCTAAAGTTTCTACTGTGCTTAGATTTTGTTCTACCCCTCTAAACTCCTGTAAATCTAAAACGTTAGGCGGTAAACTTCTATTAGCCTCCGATATTGTACGCCCTAAAGCTTCCATATTCAAAACAGAATCGGGCAAACTATTCCCAGTCCCTAAAATACCACCGCCACGCATTAAACTTTTACCGCCTCCCGCGATATTTATAGCCGAAAGCAAAGGTCTATACTTTCTAGTACTTACTGTATTTATAACAGCTTCCCCGCCTTCTGCCTCCACTCCATCTTGACCGTTTACCCTAATAGGTATTCCGCCGTTTTCGTGCGAAGGTCCTTCTAATACACCTCCAAAACCTAAACGCTTTAAAACTCCACCCCTTCTAAGTTTTATACCTCTAATCTTAGCAACATTACGCAAACCTACAGCGGTGGCAGAAGCACCCGCTAAAATCGCACGCGGTACACTTGTAGGGTCCCCTACTATTAACTGCGAAGTATAAGCTTTTTGCGCCCCCAAGAAAGTATCGGCTAAAGCTGTAGCTGTAGCAAATGCTTTTCCAGTTTCGGAACTTTCACCAACTATAGCCGTAAAGTCCGAAGCTATACCGCTAAAACTAGCTACGCGTTCGGTCCTAGCATTATCATCTAATCTCTTTTGTAGTAATGCAAACTTTTTATTAATCTTATCTATGTCCGCCCCTGTAGCTTCTGCACTTGCTAATTCCGCTTCTTTTAATCTATCTAACCTAAGCTGTTCTATTAAAAACTGGCTTTCGTTCCTTTCTTCTAAAATTGCTAACTGGTTTTCAAAGTCTATAGCATCCTGTTCCGCTACTGCTTCTTTTCGCTCTAATTCTAATTCCTTCTTAGCTTCTTCGTTTTCTGCGTTTATTTCATTAATAGCTTCGTTAAATGCCTGTTGATTTATTACACCTTCTTCCAATCTAACCGCTTCAAAATTCCTTCGGGCTTCTGCAATATTATCTAATCTTAACCTTTCTTCTTCTACGATTCCTTCGGTAAGGAATTTATTAGAATCTACCTTGCTTTTATTATTATCATTAAAAGCCTTTAATTCATTATTCGCGTTTTCTACTGCTATTTCCGCCAGCCTTAAACCTAAAGCGTTTTGCGATTCCAATAACTTAGCGTCGAATTCTGTTTGCGTAATCTGCTTAGCTTTTAATTCTGCTTCAAATATAGCCTTTCGCTTATCCGCCTCCCTCTTTTCTAGCTCCGTCTGTTCCTCTAAACTTTTAGCCTTAAAACCTTGTTGCTGTATAAATAAATCTAGTTCGGCGTTCATTAACTCTATAGCTTTCTGTGAAGCCTCCCTTTGTAATGAAACCCTATTAGTAAGCTGTTCGCTTTCCTGTCCTGTTATTCTTTCCTGTATATCCGCTATTTCCGTTAATGCGTCTGCCTGTGCATCTAAAGCCCCCGAAGTCTCACCTTCTGCCTGTATTCTTAAATTGGCTACATTAAGCGCTTGCTGTGCTATTTTTAATTCTTCGCCTAGCTGTTCCTTTAATACAGCCCCTAAATCTTCATTAGCTTTAATTCTTTGCGCTATAGTCTTTGTTTCGTCGTCCCTTAACTGCCTAAGCTTTTCCGCGTCTTTTTGAAAATCTAATTGCGTTAGCCTTGCGGTCCTTTGTGCCTTTGCTAATTCTAGTTCCGCCTGTGCTAATTGCTTCCCAAGCTTCGCGCCTTCTGCTATTTCCTTATTAAACTTTTCTACCGCTTCACTAGCATCGTCGAACCCTAAAAACTTAAGTGCTTTAGAAATACCGCCTATAGTCGTTTCTATAGATTTTTCTACCAACTCTAAGCCCGCTACTATTCCGTCTATTAAGAATTCCCCTAAAGGCTGTAGCAACTTAAGAAGCCTATTTACAATTCCACCAAAAGCGCCGAAAGCTGTTTTTATCTTAGCCGTAGCCTGTTCGCTTCTATTCATAGCATTAATCACCAGCCCGAAAACTACAACCACAGCCCCAAGTATAGCCCCGATAGGAGTAGCTAGAAACCCTAAAGCCGATTTAGTTAAACCAACAAAACCACTAGAAGCACCCTTTAGCGAACTGGTTACTAAATTAGTAGCCCCGCCCGCTTCCTGTGAACGCTGTAGAAACCCAGTAAGCCCGCAAAAGCCGTTTCTATCCCGTTAGCATATTCCCCTATCCCATCCTTAGCACCATTGAACGCGCTAGACTGGTCCCGTATAGCTTCGGTCTGTTCGTCTATTACTCCGTTAATCTTATCCCTTAAAGCTAAATCCCCCTCTAAGCTCCCCGTTAGTTCGCCTGTAGACCTAGCTAACTGCTTACTAATTTGGTTTAAATTCCTTCTACTTTCCCTTAGCTCTTGTGTGCTTTTCCCTTGCACTTGCATAGTTTTATCTAGGTCCGCGTTTGCTTCGTTTAGCGATACGGCTAACTGCTGGTTATCCCTATAAGCTTTTCCCAAAGTCTTTAAAGACTGTTCGTTTTCTATAAACTGGACGCTAGAAGTTTTACCTTCTTTTCGTAGTTCCGCCTGTGAAGCTTTTAACGCGTCTATGTCCCGCTTTAATTTTACGGACTGCTTAGTAATTTGGTCCGTATTTATTTCTAATATCGCTATATTAAATTTTTCCATCTATTCTTCCCCGTTTTGTATATTATCATTAAAAGCCCTTAAGTCGGTTACTTCTACTATTTCGCAAATACTATTTTGTCCGCTGGTATAATTTACAGTATTAAGAAGATACCTTCTCCCAAACTGCCTAAAGAACTTAAGCTTTGTAAAATCTAAGTTATAAATATCTATAACATTTAGTTTCAATTCTGCGGAAATTTCCTTGTAGTTATTTAGCATTCCTTCTAAATTAGAAAAAGCCTTATTCTTAAAAAATTCCATTTCCATTTCGAAACGCGAAGCCACTACTATTTCCGTAGGAAGCTCTATAGTCCTAAACCCCATAAAAGTAACATCGCCGAAGTAGTCCCCTAATTCCTGTACCCTTTTTTTATAAACTATAAATTCGCCTTCTTCGGGTTCGTTGTCTTCATCAAACAAATTTAACCTATAAATACTTCTATTGTCCCCGCTTACAAAAGAACTAATTAAAGGTATATTAATAATACTAGTCAATACATTACCTTCAAACTTTAAGTTTTCATCTTCTATAATTATAGAACTATCCAAATTAGGCGCACCCTCCACCTTACCATAAGACAAACTATTAAACCTTGAATAATTACTTTTGTATTTTTCCGTCCTTACACCTACTAGCTTGTCGGTCCAGTCTTCCATATCCCTCGAACCTAAAACACTTTGTATAGCTACTACTTCATACTTAGTGTTATCGAACTTATCGGGTATTAATTGCCATCCATACCTTTTTAGAACATCCCTTAAAAAATCTAACTGCCCTATATCTTTTAATAAGCTTTGCGGGCTTACTTGTTTATAATCGTTAAAGCTAGAAATCCTAACATTAATTCCGTATCTACCTTTTAGCTGGTATGTCCCCAAACCTTCATTAAGCTTGTAATTATAAGAAGCGCCTACCGTATAATTTACACCAGCTTCAAACCTATAAAGCCTAGCCCTTTTATTAGTCTTAATATTATTTCTATCATTCCTTCCCCTAACTTGTATTCCATTTTCAAATATTGAAAAATTCGCGCCGTCATTTACTAGACCCGCGCTAGTTTCGAATTCCTCAAAATTTGGGTCTACATAATAAAGCCCAGTAGAATTAACACTAAAAGAGTTTCCCGAAAATTGCAAACCAAAACCCGAAGCACCATCAAATTGTAAGTTTGCGTCTATACTTGTGATATTATCTAAACGACTTATATTTATATCATAATCGTTTCTACTGTATTGTATAGAAGAACCGCCAGTAACGTTTTTTACCGCTATTTCCTCGTCTGTTAAACCCAAAAATATACCCTTTGAAGGCGCTACTATCTCACTATAAAAGCTTTCATCCCCGAAAAAGTTAGGTTCGTTAAAGTTTCCATTTTGGAAATTAATATCAAACATATTACCCCTAAAACTTATTCCGTTTTCGTCTAGTATTTTCTGAAATATTGTATGTAAGAATATAGAAGGCGGGTTAAAATCTAAGTTTCTTCCGTTTTCAAAAACTAATACCCCGCTTTTCTTAGCCCTTAATGGCGTACCTAAAACCGTATAACTACCACCATACAAACCCATTCCATATATATACCCTTCTACTTTACTATAAGAATCCAGCAAAGTACTTTCTATAGCCGTATGGTCCAATCTACTCAAATCTAAGTCTAAAATACTTTTATTGCCTATAATTTCAACTATAGAGGCTACACCGTCTAAAATATTAATACTATAACCCCTAACACCAGCAGACCTAAAAACCAGCTTACCATTATTAACAAGTGGTATTCCTTCTTCCGTCAAATCCGCCCTAACATCTTCGTATTGTATTCTACTAACATTTCCCGAAGTAGTTAAACCCCTAAAAATTTTTCTATTTCTATCGGTATATGGAAGCACTACAGAATAACTAAAAGAACTTTTAGAGTTTCCCAAGTCCCCTACCTCCCCTATTTGTATTTTTCTAGTTATACGCTTTAACGGAAGGTCTACACTTTGCCCGTTTATTTTTAAATCTACCATACTATTAAATTTTAGCCGTAACTACTTCGGGCAAAGTTATTGTAAAATCCAAACTATTAATATTCTTCTTATTATAATACTCGTAATTTTGATTTAATTGAACGTCTAAGAATTCACCTTTTACGTTAGCGTTTTGGCTAGAATAAATTTGCACCTTTGGCGAAATAAATAAGCTTTCTATTTGCTGGAATTCCCTTCTACTAACCTTTGTTCTAATCCTTAAACGCTTTGTAGCATTCTTCCCAGTAGTTAAACTTATCGCTTCCCTGTTTGGCACATTTCTAAAATTTTCCCTAGAGTAGTCTCCGTTATTTCTTACACGCATTTCCTCCCTATAAAACCTTTCAAAAAGCCAAAAACTATGCGAGCCATCCCCGTTCCACCATTTAAGATAAACACCTTTAGAAATCTTCTTTTTATCTAAAACTAAGTTAGTAACCTCTTTACCGTCTACCTCTATTACTAAATTATTTTCTTCATTCTTCAAAACTAAGTACCCGTTAGAATTCCAGTTACTCCCATTAGAAGAATCTACGACAAACCTTCTAGGACCTTTTATAGAATCTATTAAATCACTATCGGAGCCCGTAGACTTATTTAATATTCTTATACTTGTTTCCCCGTCGTTTTGAATATCAATATTAAACGGGAACCCCTCGAAATAAGTTTTATAATAATTTACTCCGTCTTCTGAATTAAATAATAACTGATACGGGTTACTAAATATTCTACCCCCTACCTGTACTAAGCTATTTTTAAAAGTTAAATTCCTGTCTATTGATTCCCTAAAACCTTCCGTACCATTACTTCCAACTGAATAAACTTGTATATTAACTTCTGCTACTTTTATAACATTATCTAAAGACCTAGTAAAACCGTCTATATTCGAAGAAGTATCTAAAGCGAAGTTTTCGAATATTAAATACTTTACAGGCTCTTTAAAATTAAAAAAGAATTCTTCTTCTAAGTCTGCAAATATCACAAAAAAACCGCCTTCCACATTTACCCCTCCTATTCTTCTAATCGTAATAGAACTTCTTAACGTGGTCCCAGTTACAGCCCCTACATTTCTTAAGAAATACCTATACTTTAAAAAAGAATTATTATGTACTGGGTAGAATTTATCTATTTCTTCTTCTACTATTATTTGTTGCTCACCTTCACCCAAAGCTAAAGTAGATAAAGCTATACTATCAGTAAACGGCGATCTTGCTTGCTGTCCTCCTACAACTCCCCTACTAGCTACCTTATAAGTATATTCAGTATCGGGCGCTAAATTTTCATCTACAAAAGATAAATTATTAGTTTCTTCTACTAAAACATCGTTTCTATAAACTTCGTAACCAGTTATAGGAATATCATTTGCTATTTGGGACCACGAAATACTTATACTATTATCGGTCCTAGCATCCAAAACCACCGCTGTAGGTCTGTTTAACTCAAAACTTGTAATAATTTCCCCACCGCCTACAGGACTAACACCACTTAAGATGCCCTGTATGTAAGGTTTATTAGAAGAAAAAGAATCTATAGTAATTTCATCTATAAAATTCGTTTCTACAAAAAACCTTACATACGTAGGCGTAGGACTTCCCCCGTAGTTAATCACATTCATATTAGTAGGCGGTACTAAACTTTCTACAAAATTGTCTAATGCTGGCGCTATATTGTCCGCCGTTACACTTGTGAACTGAACACCACTTAAACCTATATACCTATTTGTACCAATGTTATAACCACTTTGAAAAGTATCGCCTTCCCCATCTACCACAGTAAAAACTTGCGGGGTATCATTTATAACTATTGTAAAAGTATCACCAGCCACGGGCGCTTGTGTTATCCTAAAATCTAAATTAATTGCCATTGTTATACATTTTTAGCTAATATCCTTAATTCTGCGGTTATTTCCGTTATTATTCTATTAGCGTTAATAGTTTCAAATCTTTCTATTACACTTAAAATTCTTTCGGGCGTTATTACACTTTCGTAAATTCTAAAATGTCTTTTATCGTCTGTTCCTTCCCTATGAATTTTTCTTGCTATCAAAAAAGCCAAAGCCTTTAAGCTTAAGCCTTCTTCGCGTGGTTTTATATTTCTATCCTTAATCCATTGTAAAATAGTTTCCGTTAAAGTCGGATCCCCTTTTTTACTGGACCTAGTACGACCCCTTCCAGCCAAATAAACAAATCCACTTATTATAGCCTTCTTCCCCGAAAATTTAGCCTCTAAACCCTTTTCAAACTCCCCGCTAACTTTCTTGCCCGAATTCCTGTAAGCCGTTCTAATATCTTCTAAAATTAGTCCGACTTCTTCTTTTAATATATCTTCATCTTTAGTCATTGTAAAGGTCTATATCATACGTAAAAACTATTCCGTCTAAATTTTGGTAGAATATATTTATATCCGAATAACCTTCTAACGAATTTATTTGTAAATCATTTTCACAATTTAGGGATATTGTTAAATCTTCGGTTAAAACAGCTTCTAAAGGCTTAATATATTTTTCGTGCCTATATTCGTAGTCTACTTCGTCTATATCTGAATTTACGTTAATAAATATAGCACCTCTATATTTCTTCCCTATTGGCTTAGGGTTTCCTTTTTCAAATATTAACGACCACTTAGGCGGGTCCATAAATAAATTAATGTCGCCTAATAATTGTTCGTCTTCTGTTTCTTCTATAGTATGTTTACCGTTAAATAAGTTTTGGTAGTCTTTTCTAGCATATAGAAATACATACCCTTTGTCGCTTGCAAACTGTTTAAAAATTTCTAACATACCTTTATTCGCTTTTTATTTTAATATTATCCATATCGTTAGCTATCTGCTTTAAAGTCTTTTCTCTAAGCAACCTAACAAAAACCCAGTTATAAGACTTATTCAAATAATATTCTTCTTTACTGTAGTCCCCTTTATGAAATTCAGCTAAAGTATTTATTATTCCGAACTTTTCTACTCGCTTAGAACCGTCTACCATTTCCCACTTAACGGCGTTTTTATCTATAGATTCTTCATTATTACTAAATGCGTTTCGCTCCCTATTATAAATAGCTTCTATTTGCTTTTTAACATCATTAACCAAAGCGAAAAACTTAACTATTCTTAATTCCTGTACTTCTTCCAGTTCTATACCTTGCACCAAAGCAACTATTTTTAATAGCTTTTCTTCATCCTGTGCGTATATCCCCTTCTTAATGAATTCCACTTCACTAAGCTTTAATTTAACTATAGGGTTTTCTGTTTTAAACCCTTCTACGTACTGCAATATTCTAGCGTACTTTTCCACCAGCTTAGGCTTTTGCTTAGCAAATTGTTTTAATTTAAAGTTTTTTAGTTCCATTCTGTAAATTTACAAAAATTCATAACTCCCCGAACCTTTCGAACTATTCGAAAGCGTATCTACTGTAAAATATCTTACTGGGTCTATTATATGGTTCCAGTCGTCTACTGGTAAATCTAAAAATTCCCCTGTTCTATCTTGCTTATAAACGTAATTAGTCCATTCTTCTACAGCTTCTTTTCCTACTAAGCAATATTCAAATTCTTGCATAATATTAATTCCCGATAAAATAGCCTTATCCTTAGCCTTAACTATTCTAATTCCATAGCTTCTTAGCTCTTTTATACTTTTAGGCTCTGCCGAATCTGCTATAATTACACCGTTCATTAATTCCTTATCCTGTTTTATGGCACTAGCTATTTGGCTATTTATCATTCCGCGTTTATACAGATAAGACTTTACAAATATTTTTCCATCGTACCTATACAGCTTTGTAACCGTAGTAGGGTCGTTAGTGAACCCCCAGTCTAAACAGCCACCTAAATAGGTAGCGCTAGAAGGTACTGTAGCTTTTTCTTCCCAGTTTTCGAATACAACACCTTCGGGAATTCCTAAAAGCCCTAACCCTAAAACCCGCCATTTATTCTTAAAATAAGTACTTCCTTCTTCGGCTTTCTTCTTAAACCATAGAATAGAATCTAATTCGTTTTGCGGTATATATTCGTTATCCAAATAATTCAGTATAATAAAATCTACATGCGGTTCGCCCTTAAGGTTTTTATGTACCCAAAATTTACGGCGCGGGTTATAGTCTAAAATAGTGAATACAGAAGTACGCGAATACAATTCCAAGTAAGTACTGAACTTTATAGCGTCTGCTTCATTTATGTATAAATGTGTACGCCTAGAACCTAGCCTACTGTGTTCGCCGTCCACGCTAAAAAATTCTATCATATTAGAACCAAAAGTGTAGGTCCTATCCGTTTTATTTATTTGAAACTTATCATAAAGCCCCCAGCTTTTTAAAATCTTTTCAAAATCCCGCATAGCCCCCGACTTTAAATTAGGTAAGCTTTCGGCTACTATGGAAAGTATTAAATTTTCACGCTTGGAAATAGCCAGTAAAATAAAATACATAAGTATAGAAATAGTCTTACTACTACCCTTCCCGCCTTGTACTATTTTAACGGGCTTGGTTAAGCCTACAATCTTCTGAAAAGCTGTAGTAGTTTTATACTTGCTTTCCTTAATTAACTCCATCTATAATTCCCTGTACTAAACTGTTATGCGTTTCGTTTGTGGTTGTGATATTTATTTTTACGCCGTCGTGGGTCCTGTCCGCCTTGTAGAAATCTATATGCTTATTTATCATTTCCATAGCTTTTTCTTTAGAAACGAATTTAAGTTCGTTTGTTTCCACCGTTTCTATAACTTCACCCTTTCCATTATAAATATCCCTTGAAGTAGTTTTAAACCCAGTAATAAGCCTTCTAACACCTATAGGAAGCTTTTTAATTTCTTCCTTATTCAAACCCATAGTTTCGGTTATGTCAAACTGTAGCCAGTTCTTTAACTCGTTAAGTATTCCTACATGCGTAGCCTCTACAACTCTTTGCGCTAATTCCTGTTTTTCTAAAATGTATTCTGCTACTTCGGGTATTTGGCTAATCTTTTTAAAGTTAGTAGTAGCCGTGTTGTCACTTACGTTCCTGTAGAACTTTAGGTATGCCTGTTTTCCGTTAAACTCATTACTAAACCATTCATCTACGACAAGCTTATATTTCTTTAATGTTTGCTTTTGTATTGCCATTTTCTAATAGTTTAAGATTTTCCCTTAATGTTTTTAGTTTTCGTTTTGTTTGTTGACTTATAAAGCCCAGCGTATAGAATTCATTTCTAGCCTTTTTCTTCTGCTTAGCTATTGCTTCGCCTAAAAATCTTTGCCACTCTATACGCTTACTTAATTCCATATAGCAAAAATAATAATTATTTAATAAGGTTATTTATCATTCGCAAGTATCTAAACCACCTTACAAAACGAACCCAATCTTTACGGGTACATTTTTCCCTTGTAGATTTATGGTAGAACCAATGATAAAACAAATGAATAAACCTATGAATAGTTACGCCGTTTTCTACTAAATCCCTTTCTTCGGGAAAATAGGAACCGTGATTAATATGGTGTACTTCCAAACGCTTAGTAGAACCAGTCAATACGCATTTATATCCGTCCCGCTTTTTTACATCCTTTTTCCACTTCCTATTCTCTTTAGTATTCCGCCAGCTTCTACCCATACTATAAATCGTTAACTATTAATATTGCTTCCTTATCACCATCTAAAGCCTTATGAAACTTAGCCATAACCCGTCTGCTATTAGTTACATCTTTAGCTCCGTCCCCGTCTATATCTACACGCTTATTCCCCAAAGCTATACACCCGTTTAACTGGCGCGCAAAGTTAGCGCTATGAAATTTACACTCGCTACGGTTTGGAACTTCGTATATTTCGTAAAGCTTTTTCTTAAACCTATTAGAATGTTCCAGCCTAACGGGATAGTTACCCGCTGGAATACAGCTAATTCTTCTTTGGTTATCTAACCAACCGCGCTCTATGCTTTCAGACTTAAATATAACTTTTCCGTTATCGTCTTTAACATAACACACGCCTAAGCTTTGCTTATCGTTTTGCTGGTCCCTGTTTACTATTATAGTTTTCATAAATAACTCTTTAATTAGCCACCCACTTAACACCCGTAATCTGCTCTACTAAGGCATCGTTAAAAGTCTTCGGCGCGAAATTTGGTATTTCAGCATTAACGGTCCCGTACAACTTCGTTATGTTTTGAGTATTTAAGGTTTCTTGTTTTTCACCTCTTAGCTGTGCTAAAAATAAACTCCCGTTCCCTAAATCCTTCCAGTTATCAAACCCCGACTTAAACCCGTTAAATATAAAAGCTACAGCTTCCCCAGCACCTAACTTTTCCGCAGTATCTTGTAGATAATCTATAGCATAATCTACACGTACTTTTATAAGCTTCTTCTTATTCTTAATTAACTCGTATTCAGTCTTAGAAGTATATACCGTTCCATCTTCAAAAAACCACTTACAAACCTTCCTAATATGTGTAGCTTCCGATATACTAGAAACTTCGTAATTTCTATCTATAGGTAATTCTTCGGGATTTAAACACTTAACGTCTTCAAACTCTATACAAACCGCCACTTTAGCTTCTTCGTTTGGCATAAGGTATTCTTTCATAACCTTTCGCCCTCCCGCCTTTCTTTTAGAAGCTGGCTCTATTAATCCTTTATGCGACAAACCTAAGCCCATCACATATTCAGTATTCCTAAAATCTACCCCCAAAAAAGAAGGTAGATTGCTAATTAAAGGTATTTTCATTATTTCAATATTTTTAAATTTATTTCAATACTAGATTTATTTATAAACTTCAACTTACCTTCTACTACTTCTATTTCTGCCATATCAAAATCACTAATAGACTTCGTTATACTACCACCTTTAGAAAATGCTTCCAATTCCGATAGTACCAAAAAATTAGTACCATTACCCGTAACGCTAAATATTCTAATATATCTAGCCTGTACGTCTAAAGTAACATTTTGCGGGTTTTGGTCAGTCCCAACTATACCGTTGGAATTCAAACCTTCTACTACCGAAATCCAATCAACACCATTTAAAGAAGTTTCTATCCTATAATTTGAAGCGGTATATGTATTATTCCACCAATAAACCAAAACACTACCGACTAACTTAGATTCTCCCAAGTCTATAGCTGGCAATTCTCTATTATTAGAACCGACAGCACCAACAGCATTATTATAAGCTAGGTTCGTATAGTTATCGTCAAATAAAGCATTTTCATTTGTACTTACATTTGTAGGGTCTATAGTTCCTATAGCCATCAATTCTTCCCCAGTACTATCAAATGTTACAAAAGCGTTTACATATTCTTCTAAAGTTATCTCCGTTTGCTGTTCCGCACCAGCCCCTAACGTTAATTCTACTACTTCGGAAGTTCCGCCGTTAGGTCCTTCGC